TTGCCAAGTGTTGTGGCATTAACTAACGCAAGCAGCGTGGTTATCATGCCATTAAGGTTGGCAATCGTCAGCGTCGGTTGTGGCAACGTTCCACCCGATCGCATCTCGAATCCGTCAGCTTGAACTGGTAAACGTATGTATGCGTTGCCGTCAAAAACAATATTGCCTGTCACATCGGCATTACTGCCAGCGTGAAAACGATAAACATCAGAGCTGCCATGAAGAGTGGCGTTTAAATGCAACTCAAATAGTTCAATAATTGCGCTAGGCGCAAGGACTGAAACATCCTCATAGACACTGCTGATCGCAGCCCAGACAACAGTGTTGTCAGTGATTGTGCTGCCAATGTCTGTTGGCCAACTAGGTTCAGATCCTGCTGACGTTCCAGCAGTAGTGCAACGAAACCACAGGCCAGAGGCTTGGCTTGTCGTTGCTCTGCGGATGTCACCAACAGAGAGAGCGGTGCTGGCTGCCCAGGCTGCAACTGCTGCCATTACGGTTCAAATACTTGGCGGAAGGTTGCGTTAATTGTGGCGCGGTTTAGGTACGGGATTGATTTGCTCCAGCTCTCACACACGAATTTTGAGCTGCTGCCTTCGCCTGGCGGCGTAAAATCAAATGACGCTGAATCGTCAGCACGGGCATCCAAGAAAGTTTCGATTGTGTCTGAGTCAGTTTCAGAAACCTCAAAGGTGAGCTGATAAACCTTTGGGTTTTGATTCAGGCCGTACTGCAACCGCAGTTCGTAGCCATCACCGAAACGCACACTCCGCGTTGCAGGGCGGCTGCGTTTTTGGATGCCGTAGGTCGGAGTGATTGAAGGGAAATTAGCCATTAAGCAGCAATAAGACCACCAGGCCGTTTTTGTTTAATCAGTTCCTGTTGTACTGCCAACCCGATCGCTTTGCCAAGTTGAGCGCCTTGGCCGCTGCTGGCATCAGCAGAGGTTTCAGAGGCATCAACGTTAACGGTAATTGTTGTGCCGCCACCCATGCCAACACCGTTTGGCAAGATTGTGCCAGCACGATCAGGAACAAACAGCTCAGGGCCACGCTCACCAACAACAGAAGGACGACCAACTGCTGGACGCCCACCATTGGCAAAGCCGGGTAAAGCTGAAAACAAGCTGCTGCCAGGAAACGCTGCCTTGAGCAGAGTATTTGTGCCAATCTGCAGCAACTGTTTTGCAGTATTCCTAAGAACGCTGTTCAAAGCTTCAGTAGCAGATTTAGCTTGGGTTAAAGCATCAACAATTCCTGTGCTTATTGTTTGCCCGATGCGTTGGTACATCTTTTCTTGTTCTGTAAGCACTTTTATTACGTCATTTTCTTCTTCTTTTTTGCCGCGAGCTGCCTCCTTAATATTAAAAGTCTCCTGCAAAATTTTCTTTAAAGGCCCTAACTCTGCCTCTGTTAATGCAGGAAACTGCTGCTTTAGGTTTGCAAGGTTAAAATCATTTTGAAGCCTACGCGCTGCTGCCTCATCAGTTTGCTTGGTAACATCGCGCTCCTGTCCTGCTAAAAGGACTGCTTTTTCTAATGCCGCTAATTGTCTCGTCCTATCTGCATTCGGATCTTCGGTCACGGCAGTTGCCGCCTGCATTTGTTTAAACAGTTCCGCGATTTCTGCTGCCGTTTCGGCAGCACTTTTTCGGCGTTCTGAGCTTAAATCCATCAAACGCATTGATATTCTTGTTATTAAACCCTCAGTGTCTTTAAGCTCACGCCTTAATCTCTTAAGTTCTGGGCTTACCGTCGTGCCGCTCATCATCCCCAGTGCGCCTTTGGTTCCTTTTTTCGACTCTGCGTTTTCGAGAGTTCTTATCGTGTTTTCTAATAACGCACGAGATTCTAGTTGTTTTGCGAGAGCGGATTCAAGTGATTTTTCAGTTCCAAACTCTATCTCATTGTTAAGATTTCGTTGAGCGGTATTTGCTTCCATAAGTTTACCAATTACCAAATCAAGGCCAACAAGAAGCAATCCGAAAGGTAACGCTGTCTTAAGTAATCTCATTGTCGTAGCAAGAGAAGCCGTCGCAAGTTTCGCAGCGACTAGCTTTGCCTTCGTTGATAACAACAGCGGAATAATTCGTTTTGAGAATGTAATAATCGCAGTCTTCTGTAAGATAATAAATGCCTTGTTAGCAAGAAAAATCTTCGCGGCAAATCCTGCCATCGAAACCGCAGTTTTGATTGCCTCAACATCAACGCCCCTAAGAAACCTCGTGAACGCAAATATTTGGGCATTTACTTCTGTCAGGAGATCTTTAAGGCCGGGGCCAAAAGCCTTGTCAAACACTCGGGTTAGGTTTCCCATGTTGTTGACAAGAGCGCTTGTCTGCCCCGAAACCGTATCTGTAAGTTTGTTAAAAGCTTTTTGCGCGACACCAGATGCATTTTGTTGATTTTCAAGACTGTTGTTGAATTTTTTTAGTTTGTCATTTGCAAGCGGCATAATTGTCGCTAACGCTTCAACACTTCCAAATAATTTACCCAGCTCATTTTCACTGCCTCCTGTCTTCTCAATAATATCCTCAAGAAAGCCACCAAAACCTTTTGTCTTGATTGCTGCTGTATTAAATTCCAGGCCAAGTTCTTTAGCTCTTGTTTTAGCTTCAGATGTTGGCTTGATTACGCCTGCGATGACTTGGCGCAATCCTGCAAATGTTGATTCAACAGGGACACCCGTCGCTGTCACGGCTGAAATTGCAGCATTTAATTCATCGATCCCAACGCCTGCCGCCGCTGATATTGGTGCAATTCTGCCAATCTGAGCTGCATATTCAGCAACGACAATTTTGCCGTCGTTCTGAGTTTGAATAAATCCATCGACAAGTTTTGACGCTTTATCAGAACTCATTCCATAAGCGTTAAGCACAGAGGTCGTCGCATTGGCAACTGTGTTTAGATCTGACATGCCGCCTTTAGCGCCGAGCGATGCTGCTTTAAGAATGTTGGATGCGCTTGATGCGTTATTAAATCCAGCCGAGGCGACATCGTAAGAAGCCGCGAGCAAGGTTGTCTCGCTGATTTGCCCTTTCAACTGTGCGCTAACACCTACTAATTGCTTTTTGAGCTTTTCTGAATTAACACCGAGAGTTTCTACAGCAGCCGCAGCGGTTTCAGCTTCTTGAAATCCTTTAAGAACTCCGCCGACAGCTCCTACACCTGCAAGAGCAGCAGTGACCTTTCCTACGGTCCCCTGCAAAAGCTGAGCGGCTTTGTTTACCCGATTAAGCTCGCGCTCTGCACCTTTGCCGTCAACCCTAAGGCGTACAGAGGACTCAACTGCCACAGGTTCGCCCTATCAATAGTTCAATGTTACCGCTGACCCCGCTTTGCGCGATCCATTGCTTTCTCTTCTTCTTCTGCTTTCACTTGGTGATATGCAGCGAAGTGAACAAGCTCCGCATCGGTTAGTTCCGTGCGAAGCCTGCTAACAGTCATACCAAGTTCGCAGGCCAAATGAAACTCATAAAAAGTCCACTTGTCCTGCCTTAGTCGTTTTTTGCGTCTTCAAGGCTCGTTTCCTCGCCAAGTCCAAACAAGAACAGTTCAAGCTCGTTCAATACAGATTCAGGAAGCTGCCGCTGAAGTTTGGGCGCATCAGCAGAAACAAAAGCTTTAGAGCCGTCCTCAAGCTCTGCTATTTGACACAGCATCTGCGTGCTGATGTCTAATGCTTCTTCAGTGTTGGAAAGGCTTTGTGCTTTCTTACGGTCAGCGCGTGTGATCGGTTTGAAAAACAGATCTACAACTTTCGTGCCTTCAGCGTTTTTTAATTCAAACTTGCGACGCTGGTTGAGATCAAACGCCCCAACCAGTAGATCGACGGTGCGATTTCCAGCCATTTAATAAAAGCTTGCGCTTAAATTATAGCCCTAGATCACTGCAGGTTCAAAGTGATTGTGCTGCTAGTGATAAAGTTGCAAGAAACAACGACTAATTCACCAACAGTTGAAGTGATCTCCATGTCAGTGATGATGCCGTTGAACTTGGCTGAATCGGTGTCAGCACTTGTGCCAGTCGTAAACAGCTCAAAGGTCGCGTCGGCTGTGTCAGCAGCCGTGATCACATCCTCAAGGAACGCTGCTTGGCCTGTTGCATCTGGGTCATAAACCAGCTCAACAGTGCCAGACCCTGAAACCAGACTGCCAACAAAGCTGCGAAAAGTATCGCCTTGTTTTGTGGTGTCAATCGTTTCTTTCGTA